GAATTTAAATACATATGTGACTTAGCATCAGTCGACCATGAAAGAGCACGAAAAGAATTTGAACGATACAAGGAGGGTGAATATGACAACAACAGGAAGATCTTCAGAGCTATTAAAAAAAGCGAGTGACCTGGTTAATGGTGACAGACAAGTAGATTACGGAGACAAATTAGTTAACCATGTTAACATAGCAAACTTATGGTCTGCTTATACTAACATGAACATAGGTCCACATGACGTAGCAGTTATGATGTGCCTACTTAAGATAGCCAGACTAAAGCAAGGTACTCGTACTGAGGATACATACCTAGACGCTTCAGCTTACATGGCAATTGCTCGTGAAATAGGAGAACGAGTAGAGGACTTACATAAGAAACAATTGGAGAGAGAAAATGGCGAGGATAGTAAAGAACACAGAGATTAAGAGTTTAAAACTTAATGAAGAACAAATGCTATGGGTTTATTGCGGATTAGATTGTACACTTACAACTGAGATATGGGATAAACTCGAGCCTCAACTAGATAACAACACTAGATCAACATATGATTTCGAGAGGGCTAGCCTGGGTCCAGCTATATCCATGGTACTACGTGGCTTACGCGTAGATGAGAGAGCGGTCACAATTATTCGTGCCCCCTTACAAAAGAAAAGATTACAGTTAGCTAGGATGTTAAGCCTATTCGCTAATGCAGTATGGGATAAAGACCTTAACCATAACAGCCCAACACAACTCAAGTCAATGCTCTATGATTACTTGAGTCTTCCAACACAAATTAAATACGACAAAGGTAAACAGAAAGTTTCAACAGACAGAGAAGCTTTGGAACATATGATCGAGGAGTATCCTCGTGCTCGTCCTTTCTGTAAGACTATCATAGCACTACGTGATATCGATAAACAACTATCAGTACTAGCCGCCAAGCGTGATGAAGACGGACGTATCCGTTGCTCTTATAATGTAGCTGGCACTGAGACAGGTCGGTGGTCATCATCTGAATCTCCTTGGAGAACAGGCACTAACCTACAGAATATAACTAAAGACATGCGTGCTATCTTTGTACCAGACAGAGGACGTACTATGTTCTATGCCGATCTACAAGCAGCTGAATCCAGGGCAACAGCTTATCTTTCAGGAGACGAAGGTTACATCAACGCCGTTGAATCATCAGACCTACATACTGAGGTAGCTAAAATGGTATGGCCTAACATGGGTTGGACAGAAGACAACGCACAGAATAGAACACTAGCCGAGCGTCCTTACTATGGTAACTTTTCTTATCGTGACGTATGTAAACGAGCAGGTCATGGTACCAACTATGGTGCCTCAGCTAACACAGTAGCACGACATACAAAAATTAAAGTAGCACATGCTACAAGGTTTCAACTACTATACTTCGGTGGTATCATACCACTAGCCTCGTTAGAACGTTGGCATAAGCAAGACAAGGAAGGGGGCTTCAGCGATCTGATAGAACTCGGCGAGAAGCTGGGTACTGGTACGCAAATGCTTGTGCGTGTAGCTGGTGCATTCCCTGGTATAAGGACATGGCATACAGAAGTTATCAAAGAACTACAAGCAACAGGTAATCTAATCACACCCTTTGGTAGACGCAGACAATTCTGGGGTAGGTTAGACGATGAACACTATGCAAGAAAAGCTATAGCCTATCTACCTCAATCAACTATAGGTGACTTACTTAACCAAGGTTTGTATAGGGTATGGTCAGAGTTACATACACAAGGTGTGGAAATATTAGGACAGGTGCATGATGCAGTCTTAGGTCAATGTCCTAATGATAAGATAGATGAGTTAATACCTAAGATAATTAATTGCTTAGAGAATCCTATTGAAGTGAGAGGAAGAAGTATGATAATACCTTCTGATGCAGAGGTAGGAGATTCATGGAAGAACTTAAAGAAGTGGGTGCCCAATGCGTAAGAACCTAGATTTTATAGAAGCATGTGTTAAGGCTACGACTGGTAGCCCTATACCAGACAGGTTCTCTACATGGACAGCATTGTCTGCTGTGGCTGGAGCCTTGGGGCGTAAGTGTTGGTTGTCTATGACTAACTATAACATCAGACCTAATATGTTTGTAGTTTTAGTAGCACCACCAGGTAGAAACAAATCTGTATCACTCACCTTACCTTTCTCTAAAGTGTTTGCTAAACTTACTACACCTGTAGGTACTGTAGAAGATCACGATGAATTTAATAGCGGGCTAACTCAGTACGGCTTAAAGAATTATCCATTGTATTCTATACAAGATAGGATAACACCAGAAAAATTAGCAGTAGAAATGTCTAAGGTTACGCGACTAGACTTACGTTGTGCTACCCCTAAGGATGATATGTTCTATGACTCTTCCATAACTCTAGTAACCTCAGAGTTTGGTACGTTTATGAATAGGAATCATCAGTACTTACAAATGTTTATGACTGACATGTGGGATAGCAAAGATATATACAGTCATCAAATCAAAACAGGATCATCACAAATTATTAAAGGTCCATGTCTTAATTGGATAGCATGTGCTACACCTCAACAGTTTGTGGATAACTTACCAGAGGATGCAGCATCCCAAGGTTTACTATCTAGAATCTTACCCATCTACCATGAGGGTGATAGGATAGCACAGAGTTTATATCAAAAGAGATTAGATGATAGCATAGCTGAGGACTTAACACATGACCTAAGTCTTATAGCTAAAATGCATGGGCAATTTGTATTTGACCCAGAAGCATACGACGAAGTTGAGAAAGATTTTCAAGAATATATTAAACCAGAACCTACCGAACCCAACATGGTTGAGTACAACCAACGTAGGGTATCACACTTTATCAAGGTAGCGATGTCAGTCAGTGCTTCACGCAGAGGCACTAGAGTAATCACATCTAGTGATTGGGCACGTACTAAGAAGATAATGTTTGATGTAGAGAAGTATATGCCTAAGGCATTGGAAGGTTTTGGCATGAGTAAGACAGGCAGAATTGCTCATGATATGAAGGGTTGGTTGGAGACTACTGTGTTTAACAATAACCGCTCTCACGTGCACCTTAAGCTGTTTAAACGGCAGCTATTGAATAAGACTATGGCACCTGGTGAGATCACACAGTACATCCAAGCTATGGAAGACTCGGGTTATATCCGTGTTGATTCTGGATTGGTATTCCTATGCAGAAAAGACGCAACGTAATCCGAGGTCTCAGATGGGCCAAAGCTCTCGAGGATAAACCTAGATTCATCTCCTCTCCACGAATCAAGGGTATCCAGAGGGCTGGTCTCATCTATGAGAACCGCATAGCCACATACATTAAAGCTTTATATGGTGACTCCGTACTGCATGGGCAGTGGTATGAGTTCGAAGATAGAAGAGGACTAGGCTGGTGTCAGCCTGACATCTTGATCCTACCCAACGAAGATAGAAAGTTTCTCCTGGTTATAGAGTGTAAGCTAAAGGCTACAAGGAAAGCATGGGTTCAACTTAACTATTTATATAGGCCTATACTAGAAAAGATTTATCCACAGGTAGAACTTAGGATGGTGCAGGTAGTAAAGAACCTGGATAAGAATTTAAAGTTAGATTTAGTTGAGACACTAGACGATGTCTTTTGTCAAGAGAAAAAATTTGAATACTCTACATTATTTTTAAGGAACTTAACATGATTAATATAGACAACAGCTTCATAGTGTGGTATACTATAAGCTTTCACACAATACAAATAAGGAATACACAATGATAGAGAAGCCAACGATTGATCTCGCACGAGATGATCTTCTTACCAGCTTTGGTAAAGAAGTTTTAAAAGATAGATACATGTTACCAACGGAGAAATCTCCCCAGGAAGCGCTAGCTAGGACAGCTGCAGCTTTCGCAGACTCAGACGCACATGCAAAAAGATTGTATGATTACTCTTCTAAGTTATGGTTCATGTTTGCTACTCCCGTGCTATCAAACGGTGGGACGGATAGGGGGTTACCTATCTCATGCTTCTTAAATTATGTACCAGATTCTCGCGAAGGATTATCAGATCATTACTCCGAGAACATATGGCTATCAAGTTCTGGCGGAGGTATCGGTGGGTACTGGGGTGACATAAGATCACAAGATCAATCAACAAGCAAAGGTAATAAAACTACAGGAGTTATTCCTTTCATGCATGTGGTTGACAGCCAGATGGTAGCCTTTAACCAGGGGGCAACAAGACGAGGTAGCTACGCTAGCTACATGGACATATCACATCCAGAGATAATAGAGTTCATAGAAATGCGTAAACCTAGCGGTGGTGATGTGAATAGAAAGAATCTTAATCTTCATCATGGTATTGTTGTGTCTGATAAATTTATGAAAGCTTTAGAGAAAGATGAGATGTGGAAACTAATTGATCCACATAATAAAAAAGTTATAAGAGAACTTAAAGCAAGACAGTTGTGGATTAAAATACTAGAGACAAGAGTATCTACTGGTGAGCCATACATTATGTTTGGTGACACCGTTAATAAAGGATTACCTAAAGAATTAAAAGCTAAAGGTTTAAAGGTACATCACTCTAACTTATGTAGTGAGATCACCTTGCCAACCAATGATGAACGCACTGCAGTGTGCTGCTTGTCATCTGTTAACCTGGAATACTATGATGAGTGGAAAGATAATCCGCAGTTCATTGACGACATCATGCGTATGCTAGACAACGTATTAACTTACTTCATTAAATCTGCCCCCTCCCATCTATGGAGAGCAGTAGCTTCAGCAAAGGCTGAACGATCTGTTGGCTTAGGAGCCATGGGTTTTCATTCTTATTTACAGAAGCAAGGTATAGCTTTAAACAGTGCTGTATCTTTTGGTATTAATAAGAATATATTTAAACACTTACATGATAAGGCTTTGGAATCAAACCTATCATTAGGTAAGACAAGAGGCGAACCAAGTGACATGAAAGGTAGTGGCAAAAGATTTGCACACATGTTAGCTATAGCACCTAATGCTAGTAGCTCTATCATATGCGGAGGTGTATCACCTAGCATAGAACCTTTAAGAGCTAACGCCTTTACACAAAAAACCATGAGTGGTTCCTTCTTAGTTAAGAATAAATACTTAGAAGAGTTACTCAAACTAAAAGGAAAAAATACTAAAGATGTTTGGAAGATTATCATATCTAGTAGAGGAAGTGTTGAATCGCTCGACTTTCTCACGCCACAAGAAAAGAATTTATTTAAGACAGCGATTGAGGTGGATCAAACTTGGCTTGTTGACTTGGCTGCGGAACGTCAAAAATATATTTGTCAAGCGCAATCATTAAACTTATTCTTCCCGCCAGATGTTAATGTTAGAAGATTAAATAACATACACAAACGTGCATGGGAGAAAGGACTAAAGACTTTATACTACTGTCGCAGTGAGGCGATCAAGAGGGCAGAGAATATCTCCATTCAAGTAGAAAGAAAAGTCAGAGAGGATAGTATAGATGAAGAATCATGTACAATGTGTGAAGCCTAATGCTTAGACACTTAGATTTATTTAGTGGGTTAGGTGGATTCAGCTTAGGCCTTGAAGCAACTGGAGGATTTGAAACAGTAGCGTTCTGTGACATAGAAAAATTTCCACGTAAAGTTTTAAAGAAACACTGGCCTAATGTAAAACAATATAAAGATATAAAGGAGTTAACGTATGAGCAAATCAAAGAAGACACGCTTGCCCCCATTGACATTATCACGGGAGGATATCCTTGCCAACCATTCTCCATCGCAGGTAGCCAACTTGGCGAAAAAGATAAGAGACACCTCTGGCCAGACATGTTTAGGATTGTCAAAGAATGTAGGCCCACTTGGGTCATTGGAGAAAACGTTAGTGGCCACATTAAACTCGGTCTCGACACCGTACTCCAGGACTTGGAGAGTGAAGGTTACTCCACTAGGGCGTTTAGTATTTCAGCTTCGAGCATCGGCGCCAACCACCAAAGAGAAAGAGTCTGGGTCATTGGACATGCAGATGTGGAGGACACCAGACAACATGTCAGGGGGATCGAATCTTCCTGGGATACAAAAAGCCTTAGACCAAGGACATCTGAAGAGACCGAGTGGGCAACCAATCCAGATCAGATTAATGGATCAGGTCAGGGAGCCGAGGCTATGGGAGAAAGTTCCGACACCTACAGCCAGAGATTACAAGGACGCAGGTCCGAACAGCAACTACAAAAAGATGAAACAGAAAGGCCGTCTAGCTGGGAGCGCTGGTGGCAGTTTGAACCCGACGTGGGTCGAGTGGCTAATGGGGTACCCCAAAGGGTGGACAGACTTAAAGGATTAGGTAATAGCTTAGTGCCCGCT